CGTTGGCGCGTTCTCAGCGCCGTAACGCTGACCTTCTGCCGCAGCTTGGAACTTTTGTTGCTCGTAGGCATATTGCGACATTACATCTAAGCCGCGTGAAATTTCATTATAAACGCTGGCCTTGGCGCGACCAGCCGCCGCAAAGTCAACGCCGGGCAGTGGCTGTATCGTTACGCCTAATGGGCGATATTTTGGTAACTCAGCCATTTATCAGCCCCCCGGCTCGTAAAGCGTATAACTATTCCCTGACCCAGCAGCAGTAGTACCACCGCTTGGCCCCCCTAGTTTAGCTTGCCCAGCGGCAAATCCAGCAACTTGACCAAACGCCCTTGCGCGCGCCGCAGACATTGCAGACTTGGCCTGTGTCATGCTAACACCGGCTCGCATCTCGCCAGTTCTAAGCGCGATAATGCCGCTCTCTTGTGTCGTGTAAAGTTCCTGCGCACCCTTCGCCATAGCGTATTGATTAAGAGCCTTGGCACTACCGCTAAATGGATCAATGCCGCCCGCCGCCGCCCTAGCAGTGATTGATGCTTGAGTGCGTAGAATGTTGTCAAGGACAGCAACGCCCTGCTCTTTATACCTCAACTCCTCAGTCTTGGCCTGCATACGCTGCATTGTAGCCTGCGCCGCATATCCCCTTGCCTCGGCCTTACCGGCCTGCAAGGTTGAGCCAACTGAGGCAGCAAGTAAAACATATGGTATCGCCTGTGCCATCTTATTGTCCTACACTAACTTTATAATCAATGCCAAGCAGCGTCATTTTTAATGGCACGTCTTGACCGATTGTGATTTGACCATCGTAAGTATAACCTAAAATGCCGTGCAATGTCTTTAGTCCAGTAAACTCCTGTACTGAACTGTCAAGAACATTTGTGCCAAAGTTTCTAAACGACACAGATTTGCCGTCAATCGTCAGCGACTGTGTGGCAAACAATTCGGCATTGACCTCAAAAATACGCTTCTTAAATCCTTTGAGTGAGCCGCTGGCTAAGTTAGGCTCAACCGGCAGCGTCTTGATCTCCGGCGTAAAGTTCAACCCAACCTCGTAGCTGCTGGTAGCTGGCCGTGCAAATGTCACGGTGTAAGGTGACGCCGGCACAACTTGCGTTGGCTCGTGGACGCCATCGCGGATGATGTCAACTGTCTTGCCCTCAAGATGTGTAACATTCACCGAGCTTGCCGCGCCGCCGGTTATGGCACAGTCAACCAGAACATCAGCATCAAATAGCTCAACGTAGTAAACAGCCGCGCCATTTACTGTGCGTTTGACCACAGTGTAAATGTCATCAACGTCAACGCCGATATTTATGAACTCGCCGTCTGTCGTCCACTCTGACGGCGCGATGACATTCTGGCTGCGCAACAAAGTATAGCAGGCAATCGAGCCATCATCGCCATTCACGATCATCAGCCGGTCACCCTCGTCAGTTGACGTGGCGACACGCACCGCCATCTCTTCGGGTGACTTTAGCAGGTGAGATGACAGCAGCGAAATCTTGGCTGACGTGTAAGCCTGCACCGTGTCACTGAACAGGAACTCTTGCAGCGCCTTGCCCTGACGCTGAACAAACAAGGTCGAGCCGTCCACGTTTTGCAAGCGGATGCCAGCCTTCATGCCAAAGGCAGTCTGCTGCTTGACGATCAGGTTGCTTGGCGTAATCGGCGTGTCCAATGTTTGCGGCACATAGAACTCAGCGCCACTGGTAAATATCTGCAAGTGACGCCCAGAGAAAATATCTATGATTGCGTTAAATGTGCCGGTATCTAATGTGGCACTAACAGCCGCATCGTCCAAAGCCTCGCCGGGGTTAAAGTTAAAAAAGTCGGAGACGCGAGAGCCAAACAATGTTGACGGCCTGCTCTTAGTGCCGCCGAAATACAAACGACCCTCGTGGAAAGTCACCGAGCGCGGGTAGCCTCTAGTCGCAGACCACACGTTCTCGTAACCATTTTCTATTTCCCAGTCACCGGCAACAATGTCATCAGTGTCAAAAAATGGGATTTCAACGTAAGCCTTGACGACTGTGTTACTGACATACTCTGTAATCCTAGCGCGGCCAAAGCCATTAATAGCGTTTACATATTCATCAACGCTGTTAGCGCCCCACGCTTTAACTTCATATTGGCTGGTTACGTCTGGCGCTGTGTCAAACGCCTTGGATACTGTCGCCACTTTGGTTGACGCCACATAATCAGACACAAGCCTATGCTGACCAGAACCTGTGCCAGCAGTAATGTGCAACGAAAAACCATTACACGCATCGTCAGTGGTGTAACTGGTTGCCGCCTTTAATGTAATTGTAGTCGATGAGCCGCCCTGCGCCGTGCCGTTGTCTGTCGTAATAGCTGACGCGGTAAGCGTGACGTTGCCGGTTGTGCCGTCTGGCGTAATCGTAAAATCGGGATTTGCAGTGGTTATGGTATATGCGTATTTAGGGACAAAATCAAAAGCAATGACGCTGGCTGTCCAGTCGCTGTCAGTCGCGCCGCGCACAATCTTGACAGGCGCTAAATCCTCATGCACGACAATAACAGTGTCGGCTGACTGCACCCAGTTCATCTGAGGCAAGATTGCGCTGGTCAAGCTGGCGACAGTCAAATAGTCATTGCCGCTGCCATTAATGTCAGTGATTAAAACGCCATCCTTAAATACATACATTTTGCCGGGAGTAAACACCAGCATATAGCTGTCGGCGACACTAAACTCAAACGACACCATCCGCACCGCATCGGCAGCGCCGCTGTCTAATGCCGTGATAAACTTACTGCCGTCACGCCGCTTTGCGCCGCCCTGCGGCTGGACTGTTATGTTACGCGCTGTAGACAGGCCAGACTTATACTGAGCCAAATCAGTACGCGCTCTCAGCTTTGGATCGAGTTCGCCAGCCGTGAAATCATTTTGTATCTGGATGATCCGGCTCATGCTAGAACCTTATGTCTGAAATCGGAAACTCTTGGATTTGCTGCGCTGGTCTGTCAGCGCCGTCAATGTTAATGGCTACGCGCACCAGACCGCCGCGCATATTATCATTGGCGGTTCCGTATGCTTTGGTGTGATAATATTCTGCCTTTGTGGTTTGGTCTGTAATTGGTTCGGCAAACTCTGCCGCCAGCGCCGTTTTTAACAGCCGAACAAAGTATGGCGGGAATAGGGCTGGCTCTGGCCGAAACTGGTAGTCGATCCAGATTTCTTCGTAATCAGAAAAAATGCCGTCACTATAAATTTCAAACTCGCGCACCGACCTCGCGCCAACATTGCCGTTGTTAAATACGGCCTTTGGATTGCCGAGGATATCGCCGGGTAGGGTAAAGTTATATTTCCACTCGTTAGTCGGGGCAGCGACAAGACGCGCCAGCTTTACTTTTTTAACCGACCAAGAGTAAGGGTATTGCATTAAGATAGTATCGCGCACATCGCCGTAAAGACGATCAGCTACCTGTGCCTCATCGGTGCCATCGGCAAATGATGAAAGCGGAGCCGCGCCAAGCATAATAAGAGCTTCGGAACAAATAGATAGTTTGGTATCACCAGCCGCCATCGCGCTACTCCAATAAAAGGGAAAGGGGGGCTGGTTGCCCAGCCCCGCCCAAAGTTAGTCAGCGTCAGCGACTGATACAGCCGTGCCGTCTGATACGTCAACAACACCAGATGCGTTTGACAGAACAACAACGATTGACATTGTTGGTGTCGCGCTGTCGTGAACAAAGATCACATCGCCGACTGCCACCGTGTCTGACAAGTCATTGAAATAACCTTCGGTGTTCACAGTCGCAATTGCGTCTGCTGATGTGTAAGTGTACATGCTGGGTGCGTTGCCAGATTTAGCTGCACCAATCACGTTCCATCCTGCTGAAGAGAAAGCCATTTTCTACACTCCTTTCTATTCAGTACAAGAAACGGCAACGATACCTTCGGCATCAATGGCAACCGCGCCAGCGGAGAACATTGAAGACACGAGGAACGATGTCTTTTCTGGGACGTAGTTAATCTCAGACTTTTGGTTCATGCCAATGCCCATACCCATTGCGTCACGATGGAACGCAAAGCAGGTGCGGGTTGATGGAAGCGGCAAGCCACCCTCATCACGGTCACCAAGTGTCACGAATTTGAAGCCCATAAAGGTGTCAACCTCACCAGAAACCAGAGCCTTTACGGTTGCAAAGTCTGAGCTTGTGATTTCGGTTTCGCCTAGCATACCAGCCAAGTTGTTGGCGTGGATGATCATGCAACGGCCTTCTGATGGCACGTTGTTCGCATCAAGCAGCTTCTTAGCTTCAATTAGCTTCTCAATGTTCATGTTTGTGCCAGCGCCACCAATTGATGTCGCAACAGTCAGTGATGTGCCTGATGCTGCAAGCGCATCAATTACAAGCTGATCCATCCGGCGACCAATTGCGTTACCAACTACCTGCACTAGCTCACGGCGCTCGTCAAAGTTGACTTTCTGCTGTGAGAAAATGTCGCTGTACTCGGCAGCGATGTAATCGGACATTGTGGCTGTAACTTGTGAGTAAGTTACGTTGAGTGGTGTCACGTCAGTTTGCGGAACGCGAACTGTTGCGGTGCCTTTTCCGATCTTCGGAAACTTCACCTGATTGCCTTCGACATTTGCCCGCTCGCGAGTTAAACCTGCCAGTGCGCGTGACGACTGGTATGCCTGCTTAACTTCAGCATCGAACAACTGTACAAAAGCATTGGAAATGCCAACTGCCATTTTCCTATTCCTTTGTAAAAGTTAAAACACGATTTGACGCCTAGCAGGTATCCTTTCGGGCTGCGGCTTGAGCATATACGCTACGCCCCCAAGCGTTTTGTGACAGGTCGAAAGTCGATTGTCTGTCAAGGGTGATTTTATAGAAAAATACGACAGTTGTAAACAACTGCCGCATTTACATTAAACAGGCGAGTATTCTTGTGATCCATAGACCTGTTCAAACATCTTCTCGACCTTGGCGCGGTACGCCGGGTCACTGTTATATTCGGGCTTGCCGACCATCGCCATAAGCTCCTCTTTCGATGGTGCGCCGTCAATTGGCCCCACCTCAACAGGGATTGGCTTGTCGCCGTAGTAAGACCTGACCTTTTGAAGAGCGCGGATGCCTTGGGCTGTGCCGCCCATAATCTTAAACTCTTCAAAGTCAGCCTCAGACCAGACCCCCTTTCGCACCAAGCCTTGCGCCCAGTCAGTCATTGACTTAATGGTTGCATCGGCATTGTTGCCTAGTTTCTTATACTCTTCCTCAAACGAAACTTGACCTTGTTCAGCTTCAAGCTGAGACATACTAATAAACTTAGAAGCCAAATCCTCAAACGCAGATTGGCTAATGCCATTTTCCTTCGCCCAGTCTCGATAAGCCGTGAAAAGCTCATCATCGTCACCAATGCCTGCGTCTTTAAATACAGCTTCATCGTATTGTTCTGGAGCCTTGTGCTTGCCCTGCGAAAACTTTTTTTGCAGTTCGTTGTAAGACTTGACAAGGTTTTCAAGGTCTGGCCCATCGTCATCATTCCAAAATTTATCGGGATACCACTCTGGTTTTGAAAGCTCTACTTCCTCATCCTCTGTTGCCACAGTCACGTCATCAAGTGACGGCTCTGTGTCTGGTAGTTGATGTGAAATGGTTTGCTCTTCAGCTTGCTGTTGGTTGTCGTCACCCTGTACTTGGGCTTCGGCCAACAGTCCATCTGTGTCATTCATAGGTTTCTCGCTCTTTTGATACGCCGCTCAATTTCACGAACCAGACTATTCTGGCCCTCACGAGCATAGCCGTGGCTGGCATCCTCGCCGGGATACCACGTTGGCTGCTCTATTGTCAGTGATCGCAGATGGGTGAGCAGCTTCTGCCCATCGTCACTGCCAAAGACGCGCAGATAAAGACGATCAACGTCATCCTTATCTACTTGTTGTGATTTATTTACATCAGGGGCTGCGGCTTGCAGCCCTTCCCAACCATCTGGGTTCATTTACTCTTCGCCGCCCTCTGTTGGCAACGCTCCCTGTTGCGCCGCCATCTGTGCCATTTGTGCGGCCTGTTCCATCATCTGCTCACGCTCCATTGGAGTTGTGCGCAATTCGGCTGGCACACCGAGCTTGTCAGCAACATAATCTGCAATGCTGCCGGTCTTGACTGCCATCTGACCCTCTGGCCCAAGCGCAGACGACATCTGCACCCACTGCATAATCTTCTCAATGTCGCCCATATTCTGCGCCTGCGCAATCGGGCTGATCGGCGTGACCTTAACCTCAAGTCCATTAACGCGCAGTGGCATCTCGATCATGCCGCGCTCATCCATAACATATAGGATGCGGCCAATCATCGGCACCATAGTCTCAGTAATCAAGCGACCAAAGGCAGAGCCTAGGTTCTGCGCCAGTTCTTTCATGCGCTCTGCAATTTCTGTCGCAGACCTCGCGCTCATATTGTCTGGCGGCAAAGTATCATCGAGCAGGATTTTCTTAACATTCATACGCAGATCATTGATGATGATCTGAGACACGTTGAAATCGCCAGAGCGCGGCAACATCCGCAGGCTCTCGCCTGACGGCCCACCATTACGCGCCACCGGGATAATAGCACCCGGCGCAATGCGGATTGTCTGCGGGTTTAGAACGCCGTCATCAGCCGCAGTGTAAACACCGGCAATAGATAGGCTGGCGTTCTTCAATAGCAACTCAAGCGTCTTATTCAGCGTCTTAATATCTGGGATTGCAGTTACCAGCGGCCCGCGGCCGTAGACCTCACCCGCCACTTTCATGTAACGCGCCACGATCCAAGGCGATGATTTCATGCGCCGCATCAATAGACCGGCTTTGCCCTCTGCCCAAATAACGTGATAACAGTAATCGCCCTGCTCTGGATCGTACAAGGTAGCCTCGACCAGATCAATTTCCTCGGTTGGCTTCTCGTCAATCATGCGCTGCAAGCGGTCGGGAATGTCAGCATCAGACCAATGCTGCGTGATGGCCTCGCCTTTGAGACGCATACGCCGGTAGACATTATCGACTTTGCCGTGTGCGCCTTCCTCGATGCTCACAAGATATTGCGGCACGGCAGTGAAGCGGATTGGCGTCAGGTCATCGCCGGGCTGGATAAGCATAACGGCAGTGCCGACAGCCAGATCAAGCAGGAACTCGCCCATAGCTAGATCAAAGTTAGACTGGCGTAATACGCTAAACATTTTGTCAGCATACATATCAAGCGCCATCTGCGCCTCTAACTTGCGTTCGTCTGGGATTTCTGGCCCCGGCTCCAAGCGGCACCACTGGCCGTATGGCGGGAACAGACCCGACTGGATGCGGTTGGCAAATCGCTGAGTGGCGTTAATCGCGGTACTGTCGAAGACACGCACCATTTTGTTTTGCCCCGGAGAGCCGCCGCCCTCGTAATAGCCGTCATAGAGATTGCGCTGCGGCAAGCCAAACTCGTAGCAATCTTCATAAATCTGCCGCCAGTTATCCTTGCGGCGCTGCGCGGCATCGTGCCGCTTTAGGATTTGCTCAACACTATGCACTAGCTTTGTTCCTTTTGCTTATGGCTGCGGCCTTCTTTTTCGCGTCTGCCTTGGAACTCGCGCCCCAAGCGCGGAGTGACAAGAGCAGGCGCGTTGGCTCGCCATTCTTATATTCTGGCCCCGGCATCCCGCCCATACGCGCAAGAAAAGATGCGCGGCGCGGATTGTCACCCGACTTGACTGGGCGCTTTAGGTTCATGCCTTGCGCCTTGGCAGAGCGCCGACCGGCCTCGTTTAGACCGCCCTTCGGGTTTTTACCCGCCTTGCGTGTCCAAGCGGGGGAAGCCATTAACGACCAATCC